TAGTGAATCCTCATGACCCGAGGTATTCCGTTGTTGATTCGTTCGTCAAGGATGAATTTTACACTGAGCCGAAACATGCTCGTGTAATTAATTCCAGGTCGGACGAATTTAAAACGTTGGTCGGACCCATCTTTCAACTCATTTCTGATGCAGTATTCAAGCATGCTGCTTTTATCAAGAAAATTCCTGAGCGTGAAAGACCGGCTTATGTGAGACGGTATTTTGAGCAAATAGAGGGTGTGTTTGCTACTACGGACTTCAAGTCATTTGAGTCGAGCTTTAGGGCTCAGATTATGGCTAGTTGTGAGATGAAGTTGTATAGGTATATGACGCAGTTGCTTCCTGCAGAACTACGTATGCAATTTTATCGACATTTAGATGTCATATCGGGCGAAAATCACTGCAAATCCCCTTATGTCTCGGTTTATACTGAGGCAAGGAGGATGTCCGGTGAGATGTGTACTTCGTTGGGGAATGGTTTCACGAACCTATGTCTGTTTTCTTTTATGTGTGAAGAATCAGGTATGTCTCAATCCGATTACAAAGTTGTCATAGAAGGTGATGACGGACTTGCGCGAGTCCGTACCATACCCAATGTACAGCCTTGCACGGATTTGGGGTTTACAATTGATCTTATCACGCATGATAAGCTTTCAGATGCTAGCTTCTGTGGCATGATATTTGATCCTGATGATTGTTGCATATTGACTGACCCGATGGAGGTCCTGGCTAAGTTTGGTTGGGGAACCAACCAATATGCTGGTGCGAATATCAAGACACACAAAGCTTTGCTACGTGCAAAGTCTTTGTCTTATTTACACCAGTATCCAGGATGTCCCATTATACAATCGATCGCTAAGTGTTATGAGCGATTGACTATAGGTGTTCAACTCGACAAAATCCTCCGCTCTATGCGTATGGATTTATACGAGCGCCACAAATTACAAAGTGCTTTGGATTGGTGGAATCTTAACAAGAAACTACCTTTCAAGCCAATTACTTTTCGGTCGCGTGATCTCGTTGCTCGCCTTTGGCATATCCAACCTGATACGCAGATCCAAGTAGAGCGATATTTTGACTCCATTACCCAGATTGGACCAATTTGTCCTCCGATTGACTTCCCTCCCCTGTGGATCGTTCATTATGATCGGTTTGCTGGTGATGAAGAAGTTGACCGTACGACTCATAACGGAAACTGAGCGACGAAAAGTGCTCTAAACGATAACTCGATGAAGCTTGGCCCGGCTCAAGGGTGACTGCGAGAGTAGCGTACGAAATGCCGCAAGGTAGGTC